GTCCACCGGGAATCGGATGGCTCCGTATTCTGCGGGGAGTGCTTTTCTGTGGTGGAGTTGTGATCTTCTACTTCCTCGGGACCTTCCTCGCCGGCACCGGCCTCGGACTGTTCCTCGCGGGCTTGATGCGGAGTGCTGCGGAAGCCGATCGGATTGCCGATGATGCCCGGATCCGCTTGTTGTCTCCTGAAGGGCGACTGGACGAATTGAAACTGCGGGCACTCAGTCAGAGAGACGTATAAAGCGGGGCTCATCGGCACCCACAGGAGGTAGGAAATGAAAGTCACAGTTGATAAGCAGGAGATCCTCGGAATCATTCGCAAGAACCGCGAGGCCCACAAGGCGATCTTCGCCGAGGCCGTGGAGGGTTATCGCAAGAAGGCCGTGGAGTTGCTGGAGCGGCGGATCGCCGAAGTAAAGGAGGGCCGCTTCTTTACCTACGTCCAAATGACGCAGCCCGAGGACCACACATGGGACTATGATCGCATTCTCAAGATGTTGGAACATCACCACGGCGAGGAAATCGCGCTAATCGAGGCGGACTACGCGATGTACGTGCTCGACGACTGGCAATGGAAGCGCCAATTCCTCGCGTCGAACAGTGCGTATAGTGGGACGGCGGCAGCGGCACTCGCAGCGGCTGGCGAGGAACAGTGAGTGTGGGGGCTCATCGGCACCCACAAAAGGGAGTCACATGAAAACGCTGCTCTGGATTATTCGTCATCCGTTCTTCGCTGCCTCGTGGTATCTCCGGGGCAAGCCGTACAGTGTATGAGCCGAATCGGAATCGTCGGCCATGAGGCGGCGAAGTTCACGCCCGAGACAGAGGCCGAGGCGCGACGCATCATCGCCGAGCTGCTGGCATCCCCGGATGCGGTCCTCGTTTCTGGGCGCTGCCACTTGGGCGGGATTGATGTGTGGGCCGAGGAAGAGGCCGAGCGGCTGGACCGCACCACGATGATCTATCCGCCGGCGACGCACAGTTGGATACTCGGCTACAAACCACGCAACCTCAAGATCGCGCAAGACTCAGACGAGGTGCACAGCATCGTGGTCGCCGAATACCCGCCCAGTTACACGGGGATGCGCTTCGACTTCTGCTATCACTGCGGCACGAGTGCGCACATCAAAAGTGGCGGCTGCTGGACCGCGAAACAAGCGCAGCGTCTCGGGAAACCAGCTTTCTGGCATGTGGTGGGGGCTCATCGGCACCGGGGGACGCACCCGAATGGCTGATCCGCACATTGGCGTCGGAATGCCTGCCGCGCTGTGGCTGGATGAGTTCGGCTCGCAGGTGTGGTCCGCTTTCGGCTCACCGCCGTACCTCGTGGGCTCTGCGTTGAAAGGCGACAAGCCGCCACGCGATGTAGATGTGCGCGTGATCCTAGACGATGAGGAGTATGAGCGCATGGGGCTCGGCAACCCGGACCAGGCACATCACAACGCGAAATGGGTGGCGCTCACGCTCGCATTCTCCGCGCTCGGCAAAGCCATGACGGGGCTACCGATTGATTTCCAGATTCAGCAGCAGACGAACGCCAACAAGGACAAAGGACCGCGGAGTGCGCTCGGCATCGTCCCGTTGAGATTTGTGAAGTGACGAGGCACCGGGGGACGCACCCATGACGCGTCAAATCGGCTATCCGTGGATCTGCATTCTGACGGGTGGTCCTACGCTGAAGATGCCAATGGGTAATGGGCGCTACTTCACATTCGAGATGCACCCCTACTGCGGGCCCGTGAAGGTTCACGCAAAAACAGGCGAGCCCACAAAGCATGATTTCCCGGAAAGTTCGTCGTTCTGGAATTTGTTCAAGGCGTGGGATCGCGGAGGCCGAATCGTAGATCAGTATGATCGATGTGTGTTGGGGCACCGGGGGACGGCATGACCCCACTGGAACGGGCGGTCGAAGTGTTGGAAGGCTGGTTTGCGTCTCAAGGTTTCCGTTCGGACAATCTGGTGATGCTCCACAAATATTGGAAGGGCAAGCACCAAGAGGACTGTCCGTGGTGTGCGGTTACGGAAGCGACTGCGCTGATTGGGGAATACCGAAGGGAGCACGGAGCGTGACTCTCTGGGGGCCGGTGGACGCCAAGGAGACCACATGAACGACCCGCTCAGGTTTGCCGAACTACGTCATAAGAAACGCTGGTTCCGCGGAACCTGCCCGATCTGCCATACTCATTGGCGGCGATTGCTTGTCGAACGACGGCAAACCTGCGGGCGACACAGATGTGCGCAGCAGTTACGGGCGCGTCGAATGAAACACAAAGCGCGACGCACGACCGCTGAACGGGAACAATTGACGATCCACACACTGAATCAAAAGGGCGCGCTCTGCTGCGAAATTTGTGGAACCGCGCTGTGGCATGGCTCAGAAGCGATGTCAGGGCGTTCAATGTACGGGTGTCAGAGATGTGGAACGAGTTATTACACGCCGCGTGCGCACTTGCCTATCATCTAGGCATATCATAACTTGTAAGGAGGAATGTCCCCACGCAAAAGGCCGCCTGCCTCGGTCCCCCTGACCGCTGAGGGCCCCCCGCCCTATTCCGGCACGATCTTGGATGCGATGGATGCTGCTGGTATGACGGACGAATCCTGGGCGACATGGCGTATCTTCTGGAAATCCGTTTTCGCACTCCACATGATGGACGAGGAACGAACGATCTTCGCCAAATTCACCGGCGGTCGAGACGTTCCTACACTTCCCGTGCAAGAGGCATGGCAACTCATCGGTCGCCGTGGTGGGAAATCCCGCAATGCCGGACTCGCCGCCTCATGGCTCGCAGTTAGTCGAGACTACCGCACGATTCTCGCGCCGGGAGAAATTGGTGTCATCCCCGTTATCGCGGCCGATCGGCGGCAAGCCCGACAAGTTCTGAATTACCTCAAAGGCATCTGCCGACTCCCCGCCTTCGAGCCCTATGTGATTCGGGAGTTGTCCAATTCTGTCGAGTTCACGACGGGGGTCACAGTCGAAATCGCCACGGCGTCCTATCGCACGACGCGCGGCTATACAATCCCCGCGATTGTCGCCGATGAAGTCGCCTTCTGGCGTTCCGACGATTCGGCAGAACCCGATACCGAAGTCCTTGACGCACTCCGCGGCGGAATGCTCACGGTCGCCGATCCGTTGTTGCTGGTGCTCTCGACACCGTATGCCCGCCGCGGAGAGCTCTACAAAGCGCACCAGGAATATTTCGGCAAGAATGTCCCCGACATCCTCGTCTGGAACGCCGACACGCTGTCCATGCACGGAGGATCGAAGGTCGAACGCTTCGTCGCGCGCAAGTTCGAGGCCGATCCCGTGGTGGCTGCGAGCGAGTACGGTCAAGGCGGTTCCGTCGTTTTTCGTGCTGACGTGGAGAGTTTCGTGGATGCGTCCGCCATCGCCGCTGTCACAGCGGAGAAGTGTTTCGAGCGCACCCCAGATGTCGATGAGGAGGGACGACCCAACTACCGCTATTTCGCTTTCACCGACCCGAGTGGCGGATCACAAGATGCCTGGACCTTGGCCATCGCACATCTTGAGGAGGATATCCCGACACTCGATGTTGCCCGTGAACGCATTCCCCCTTTCTCACCGGCTGCCGTTGTTGCGGACTACTCCACGCTTCTCCGTTCATATGGCGTTTCTGATCTTGAGGGTGACCATTACGGCGGCGATTTCCCACGGGAATTGTTCAGACAACGAGGTATTACCTATCGCACCTCCGAGAAATCGAAGTCGGATCTGTACAAGGAATGGCTCCCGCTCCTCAACGCGGGGCGCATGAATCTGTTAGATTTGCAACGGCTCAAAGCGCAATTCTGTAACCTGGAACGTCGCGTCGAGCGCAGTGGTAAAGACAGCATTGACCATGCGCCGGGCGGACATGATGATATCGCCAACGCCGTGGCCGGAGTGCTCGTTCGAGCATCGCAAAAACGTGCACCATCTTCCGTGAGATTCGCCTTATGATTGAGTTGACCATCCAAGGAGTGATAAAATGATTGAGTTGATCGATCAGTCCAATCCCGACAAGCTCGTCTTTCACTGTGACCGCTGCGGGCGTAACATTGAGCAGCCCAACTGGACGGCACTCGACCTGCATATTCCCGGCCCCTGGACTCCGGGGATGCTGACTGCCATGAAAAAGGCTCGTATCCCACTATGCGAACCTCTGCCGCCACGAGTCGCGCCAACCCCCGAACCCGTGGTAGAAACTCCTCGCCCGCGCGGCCGTCCGCGGAAAGTGGTTGAGACGTGAGTCTCTGGGGGGCATTGAAGAATTGGCTCCTGCTCGATGCCTTGCAGGGGATGGATATGAATTCCCCCGACGCCATGTCCCCCACGGTCAAAGCTTGGCAGGAGAACTTGCAACTGGTCCGCACTATCTATGGCGGATGGCAGGAGCTTTACACTAAGCGGGCATGGTTTCTCCCGCAACATCCGAAGGAAGATCCGCAAGATTACCTGATCCGCGCGCGGCGGCCGACGTTCTACAATGCCTTCGCGCGCACCGTGCGGGCCTTGAGCGGCGCCCCGTTCAGTAAACCCCCGGAGACGCAAGGCATCCCAGCCGATGTCATGAAACTCTACGTTGACGACATCGACAACGAGGGGACATCGGGTGACCAATTCGTGCGGCATGCTTTTCAGGATGGTCTCGTCACGGGGTTGGTCGGCATCTTCGTGAACATGCCCGCGCTCGAGGTTGCAGAAGGGCAGGAAGTCACGCGCGCCGACGAACTCGCGGCGGGGATTCGCCCGTTCTGGGAACTCGTCCGCATGGACGATATCGTGAGTTTCCTGCCCGTCGTAGAGAACGGCAAAGTCCTGCTCGCGCAATTGGTGTTCAAGGATCGGCGCCAGGAGCAGTCTGGCAAATTTGGGGTCAAGGTCATTGAACGGTTGCGCATCTATCGCCGCGTCCCCAACCCCGCGCTTGATCCGCTAACGATCGTGGCATGGGAGGCGTGGGAACGCGACCAGAAAAGTCAGAAGTGGGTGCCCGTCGCATCCGGCCAATTGCCGACCGTGACGGAAATTCCACTGGCGCAGATTTATACCGAGCGGACAGATTTCATGGACGCGACTCCTCCGCTACTCGACCTAGCGAATATCAATTTGCTGCACTACCAAATCTGGTCGGACTTGGCTCATGCGGCGCATATCGCTAATGTGCCTTTCCTGTTCGGTGGTGGGTTCGATTCTCAAGAACTTCAGATCGGTCCCAACCGGGCGATCATTATCGCCGGCGCGAAACGCGACGAAGCATGGTTAAGTTGGTTGGAGACAACTGGAGCGTCCCTAGGATCAACGCGCGCGATTCTCGGGGACCTGGAAGAACAAATGGCAACGCTCGGTCTTGGCATGTTGCAACGCAAGAGCCGGGCAGCGGAAACCGCTCAAAAGGCAGCTCTCGATCGGCGCGATCAGGAATCGACTCTCGATGCCGCGGTAAGTGATCTGGAGAACGGACTTGAGCAAGCATTGTATTGGACGGCGCAGTATCTTGGTCATGATCAGGGTGGCAAACTGATCTTTACGAGAGCCTTTGATATGGACCCGCTCTCATCGGCGACCGATGCGACGGGTGCCCCACCGGGGCCGAAGGAACCATTGAAGCCCGGGGAAACCAACAATCCCGACACCACCATGATGCCGGGGAAACTCGCACCAACAGGAGCCTGAACTGATGGCACGCATCCGGCAGAAACTTGACCGCGCTGAGTGGGCGAAGCTCTCTCAGGATATGCAGGCACTCTACGTCGAACGGGGCGAGAGTTATGTCCTCGATTCAGACGATGCCGAAGAACTCCGTACCGCCTTTGATCGGCAGAAGGCGGAACTTAGTACCGCGAAAGCCAAACTCGCCGAATTCGGCGACGGCGATGCGAAGGAATTTCAACGGCTCAAAGAAGAAGCGGCCAAGGTTCAACGCGACAAGGATATCGAGAAAGGGAATTGGGAGAAAATCCGCGCCGAGGACGAACGCGCCCATAAGGAAGCCTTGACGAAAGCCGCCGATCGGGAATTGCGGATCAAGGCGCAACTCGAAGAATCCCTGGTCGATGGCGAGATCACGCGCGCCATCGCCAAATACCCTGGCGCGAAAGTGACTCCGCTCCTGCTCGGGGCGAAGCAGAGCATCAAGGCGACAGAGATCGGGGGCAAACTTCGTGCGGTCGTCCTGGACGAGAAGGGCGAACCGCGGTTGCGGGCGGGCGCAAAGACGACGGACGACTACATGACGCCAGAGGATCGGGTCACCGAGATGCGGAACGACAAGGAGTGGGCCGGGAACTTCCCCGCAACGAATGTTGTCCCCCCCGGAAAGTTTGTGGGAGCTGCGCCGAATACACAGTCATCGGGGAAGTCCGATCTGATTAAGCGGCTCGCCGCAGAAGTTGGATCTGGCGTTGATCGCGTCGGTTCATAGACATGCCGCTTAAAGTCACGGTCGCCACGCCGGTCTATGAGCACTATCATGGGGAAATGGTCGCCAGTCTCATCGGGGCTTTGCTGCGCTTTCCCCATGACCTCCATTTCACCGCTCCCCGTGGACCCTATCTCGATGTAAACCGGGAACTCGCCATTCGGGAAGCGCTGGCGCTCAAGTACGACCGGATCATCTTCATCGACTCGGACATGGTGTTCAAGCCCGATGCCTTGACGCAACTCTTGAGCAACAACAAGGATATCGTCGGCGGCAACTACTACGAAAAGAAACTGCCGCTTGTCTCCACGATACGATTCGATGATGGCAAGGGTGGATATCTGGGCGGGAAGATTGACATGCCCAAGGTTCCGTTCAAGTGCGCAGCCGTCGCCACGGGTTTCATGGCCATCAATCTGCACCGGGTCAAGGAATGTCTCGCCCCGCCATACTTCGCTTACGGGACACTCGGCACGGAATTTCAGGGCGAAGATATCGGATTCTGCAAACGCGCTAAGAAGGCTGGGCTCGAGATCTGGTGCGATCCGCGGATTCCTCTGCTCCATATGGGAGAACTGCCGTATGGTATGATCGCCGACTTCGGTAAGCCTGTGCAAAACGCAATACCAGAGACAAATGAAGCCTTGCAAAATGCAATAGGGGGGCCTAAGTTGGTACCATAGGCGGCCGTTCCTGGGATGCCAGGGCGGGCTAGGAGGACTTCCTAGCACCCCACCAGTAGGATGCTACCGGCGGGTTCGACGTGCGTGAGCCGTGAACCTTTGACCCGGAGCATTCGATGGCAGTCTCCAATACCTATACCAATCTGTTGCCGACTCTCTGGGCCATGGCCGCGACCACGGTTCGGGAGAACTCGGTCCTGCCGCGCCTCGTGATGAATGTCTCAGACAACATCACGGGGACGCCTGGCGCTTCGATTCAGATTCCCGATCAGGTGACCGGCGTGACCCGCGCGGTCACGCATGACATCAACTACGTCGATCCCTCCAACATGACCCTGACGGCCACCACGCTGACCCTGAACAATTGGCGTGAGGCCCCGTTCACCATCGACGATAAGATGGCGGCCGAAGTCGTCGAAGGAACCACGCCGCGGATCGTGCGGGCCTATGCCCAGGCTCTTGCCGCCTACATCGACGCGCAGGGCATGGCGGCCTATACCGGCATCTACAATACCGGTGCCTCCACGGCCTTCGGTGGTGGCGCGACGGCACTGGCCGATGCGTTTACCGTCAACGCGACGAACAACCCGACTGGCCTGCGCGCCTGGAACGAAGCGCAGGTTCTCCTAAATCAACTCGGCGCGCCGAACATGGATCGTTGTGTCGTGCTGTCGCCCTTCGATACCGGCGCGGCGCTCATTAACAGTCCCTTCCTGAAAGCCAATGAACGCGGCGATCAGGGTGGTATCATCGATGGGGAAATCGGCTTCAAGCTCGGGATGCAGTGGTGGCTGGATCAGGCCATCCCGACGCATACCTGCGGCACGGTCGGCTCGACGGCCTCACAGACCTTGACCTGCCCCACGGCGTCGGTGGGCGATACGGCGATCACTTTCGTCGGGACGATCACCACGGCGCTGACGTTGAAGGTTGGGGATGTGTTCAAATTCAACAACAGCAATCAGACCTACGTCAACAACACGTTGGTCACCTCGACCACTAACTCGCTGGCAGTTAGCTCATTCTCGCCGGCCCTGAAAGTCGCGGTCACGTCGGCGAACTCGGCAACGGTCCTGCCGAGCCATAAGGTCAATCTCCTGTTCCACCCCGACGCCATCGCCTTCGCGTCGCGGCCGCTCGGTGGGATCGGAGCGGGGAATTATGTACAGGCGTTCGATCCTGTTTCGGGACTCAATCTGCGGGTGGAAGTCTACCGGCAGGCGAAGCAAGATTACGTCTCGATCGACGCCCTATTTGGCTGGGCACTGCGGGATGCGAAGTTGGCAGCTCGCGTCGCCAGCGCGATCTAAAGGGTTCTGATGGCGCTTGACGCAACGCTCAAGGGGGCTTCCGCCAATTCCTACGTCACACAGGCGGAAGCCTCCACCTATTTTGGTGGGCGGTTGGACGCGTCCGCGTGGACTGCGGCGTCGTCGGCAGAGAAAGACGCGGCGCTGATGATGGCGACCATGCGTCTCGAATCCGAGAATTACCGGGGGTGGAAACTCAGCTTCACACAGCGATTGAGTTGGCCCCGATTCGGCACGACGGATCGTGACGGTTTTCTCTATTCACAGGATGCCATTCCCGTCGTCATCCAGCAGGCCACTTTCGAGTATGCTCTGGTGCTGTTACGGGAGCCGACCCGGCTCGATGACTCAGGACTCGAAGCCTTCGTCAATGTCCAACTCGGCAATCTGAACGTCACGCCGCGGGTACTGGCCTCGACACGATTGCCCGCGCTTGTGAGGCAACTTCTCGCGCCAGTTCTCCAAGGGGGCGGCGGCATGGCCGTCCACGTGGGGCGCGCGTAGGCTCATCCCCTCAAGGGAGGTTGTGTGCAAATCATTCTCGCGCTGGTCGCAGTCCTGGTTCCCTCGGTAGCGACATATCTGGCGGTGCAGGTCGCCAAGAAAGTCCTGCCATTTGTCGATGGGCTGCCCGGCATCGCCAAGCAGATCCTGGCGCTGTTCGTCGCCTTCGTGTTTGCCAAACTCTCGGCATTGTTTGGTGTGCCGTTCCCCGCTGATCTATCGGGGCTCGGTGATCCCACCATCGTTGCTGGTGTCCTGACGGGCTTCGTGTCCTGGCTTTTGCATAAGATTTTCGCACCCGCGGCTCCGTGAGTCTCGACGCGCCGCTCCGTAAGGCAGCTTCATCCGTGCTGGCGAAATTTGGTACCAGCACGGTGCTCCAGCGGGTCACGAGTACCGCGTACAGCACGACGACGCGGAAGATGAATCCGGTGACGATAGACGTGCCGATCAAAGGACGATTCTTCAAATACACAGATCGGCAACTCCTGGCGAATCCGTCGATCAAAGCCGGAGATCGGGGATTAGAACTCGCGGCGGCCGATCTCCCGGCGATTCCGACTGTGAGTGACAAAGTGCAGGATGGAGTGACTTACGATATCGTGAATATCGAGGTCACGATCGCCACAGACGAGCCGGCGTTGTACCAATTGCAATTGAGGCGCTAGACCATGGACGAGCCCCAGGATATCCCAACGGCGACAACGGGCGCTCCTATCAGTCCTGAAAAGATTCGCGAGTTGTTCAAGGGATTCAAGGTCAAGATCAGCGGCGTTGCAACGGTCAAGAATCCCGAGCCCAAGGAGCCGGATCATGGCACATAACGTGAGTCTGAAGGACACGACGGCCAATGCGATGTTGGACGCCATCACTACTGCTATCGGGGCATCAGGACTCCTCCGCATCTATGACGGCACGCAACCCGCCACGGCAGACACAGCGCTCTCGAGCAACAACGTCCTCGCTGGTCTCACGCTCTCAGCGACCTTCGCTCCCGCTTCGTCGGCAGGATTGTTGACGGCAAATGCCATTGGGGCGGATGCCTCCGCTGATCTCACGGGCACGGCCTCATTCTTTTCGCTGCTCACGTCTGGCGGAACGCGGATTCTCGATGGGACGGTGGGCGTGGGTTCCACCTTCGATCTCAACATCAGCACGGTCAGTATCGTGCAGACCGCGAATGTGTCCGTTTCTTCGCTGACGATTGCGATCAACTAATGGCCCTCATCTATCGCACAGTCGGCCTGCAACTGGACATCGCACAATCCGTTCTCGTGCCGCGATTGGCCGATAACCGCTTCAACGGTAATGAACAGACATTGATCTCCGTCGCGCTCACCGAGATCGCCAAGTGTCGTGGGATGCTGCCCGATACGAACATTATGGCAGAGGGCGAGCGACAGGGCTGCTATGATAATTTGCAGGCCCAACTTACCCTCCTGCGTCCGTTGGATGCGGATAAGCAACTCGCGGACTCGTGGGAATTCTACAACGCCATTGATCTCATCAGCGACGCCTCAGACAATATCCTGGCAGGCGAGGCGGGGAGTATCAGCGATCTCTGACGTTCTGCATACGATCGCCAAAGTGCGAAAGGATTCTTGGCTTATTTGGGAAGGGCGTCCTGCGATCCTCGATGAACGGATGGCGATTGCGGGGCCCTTTGCCAAGCGGTGGGAAGCCTTAACCGCAGCTCACCATCTGATGGAGGCTTCCCATGGCCCTGCACAATCGGACAATCACCCAGATGTTGAATCTGGCGATCACGATCCAGACGCCGCTGCAGACCGACCCCCGACTGACGGCGGCTGAACAAGCCCAGATCGGCGAAAATCTGATCCGCTGCAATGCCGTCCTCGGTGATGTAAATCCCAATACCAACCTCGTCCCTGCGAATCGTCGCAATGGTGATGCGACAGTTCTGAATGATCGCGTCACCGCTTCGACGGTCATTGACGATAAATACTTCCAACCGCTCAATCAGCCCGAAACGCTGTATGATGCCTTGGATCTCATGCGAGATGCGGCTTCTGCAATTCTCGCCGGCCAACCGAGTGTTATATCGGATCTGAGCCCCGCGCGACCTTAAAATGGCGATTACCCACACCTCCATTCTCGCGGAGTCCTTCTCTCCGAACACGCAGCCCTATACCACGACCGGAACGCTCACCGCCGTCACGGGACGACTCTATGTCGCCGGCTGTAGTTGGAGCGGCACCCTGCGGACGTTCACGTCGTTCGTGCATAACGCATCTAGTAATCCGTTGACATTCACTAAGCGGGGCGACACGACGTTCAGCACGATCGCCACGCCCACGGGACATGTGGTGTCCTGCACGGGTCTGGCAGCAGCCACGTCCAATGCAGGAACCTGTACCCTGACCCTCTCTGGGAATCCAAGCCGCGCCAATATCTTCGTGTCGGAATTCCAAGGTGTCGATACGTCAGGAACAGGCATTCTCCAGGGCACATTGACAAACCATGTTGATAGTTCGGCATCGATGAATCTCGTGTTCTCGGCATTGGGCAGTTCGAACAACCGGATGTGGGTCGTGGCGGCGGTGGATAAGACAACCACATTCACGGCAGATACCAACTATGTCGAGATTGCGGACAGCAATCCGGGAGAGGTGTGTTCGCAAGAGACGCAGTGGGATAACGGGTCTGGGGACCTGACCTGCACGATCACCCCGGCGGTTTCGGGAGCCATGGGGGCCTGCGGCATCGAGGTGGTGGCAGGCGTTACGCCGATCACCAGCAGTTCGGCGATGACCGTTGTCCCAACTGTGACAGCCGCGGGCACCGAGAGCCTATCGGGAACCGTCGCCGCAACGATTCTGGCCGTCGTCACCGCCAGTGCGCTTGTCGTCAATCCCGTCACGGGGACGGCGGCGATCACAGTTGCCCCCACCATCATCGCGGCCGGCGCAGAGGCCCTGAGCGGATCGGCTACCCTAACGGTTGTTCCATCGGTTACGGTTGCAGGCTCGGAAAAGTTCACGGGTGCCGTCGCCATGACGGTCGCGCCGACCGTCGTCGCAGCCGGCGCAGAAGCATTCAGCGGGTCCATCACCCTTACCATTACGCCCACCGTCGTCGCAGCCGGGGCCGAATCCCTCACTGGCGCCGTTGCACTCACAGTTGTTCCTGCCGTCACGGTCGCTGGCGCAGAAGCATTCTCCGCAACCGTTGTGGTGATTGTCGTTCCCATCGAAGTAGCGAGCGGGACGGTCAGTGGTGGCGGGCCGAGCCCCATCACGGGAACAAGCGCCTCGACTATCATCCCATCGGTGGCCAGTATCGGAAGCGAGGTCATCCCGGAATTGCCGCCCGCCGATGCCCCGCGCGGTGTTACATTACAGCATTGGGAATTCGGACATCATGGGCCGGGACGGGAGCGTTAAGGTGGCGGAATTCCGCTCATTCGATGAAGTCGCCCTGATGCAGAAGCATCGCTTCGAGCAGGTCATCGACGCCTTCATCACCGAGACACTCGTTACGGTTCGCGGTCGGACGCCGATCCTCAAAGGTGTCGCCCGCTCAGGCTGGGAGCGATTCCCGCCAAGCCTCTCCGAGATTGGCACGACGCAAGTCGTGGGCAATGACGTGCCCTACATCGTGCGGCTTGAGTATGGCTATTCCCGTCAGGCCCCCCAAGGCATGGCGCGGATTACTGCGGCTGAGTCGCAGCAAAGAATCGACGCCATTGTGGCGCGGTTTGTCGAGTGAATCCTTCCGACGCGACATCAGCCATCGAAACCGCCCTTGCGGCGGCGTGGACGACAACCCCCATCGCGTACCCGAATGTTCCTTTCACGCCTCCGACAACCGGCAACTGGCTCCGGGTCGATGTCATTTGGGGCAATGGCCAATCCTGGACCAAGGACGGCACAAACTCCGTCGTTGGCGTGTTACAACTCGCCATGTATGGCCCCAACGATGTGGGGGACGGAGACTTAGACGTGGCAGCGCAGGCCGTTCGTGCTATATTCAATAGGGTGCGTCTCGCCAGCCCCAATCAAGACGTGTTCTTCGGGGCAGCCAGTGGGCCGGTGAAGCAGAACGAAGAAGAGTGGCGCAGCGTTATCGTGAGCGCGCCGTTCCAAGTCATCGAGCACGTCTAGAGACTGGAGGGTATCCATATCGCCGTTCAACTTGGGCAGACGGGAAGCGCGACCTACGCGACGATCAACATCCCCAACCTGCGCAACATCCGGTATTCCGCAAAGCGCGGGAACATCGACGTGACGGTCAAAGGCGATACGAGTTTCCAGATCAAGCCGGGCTTCGTCACC